GCAGGAGCACCTTTTGGAGATTCAGGATTTAACCCTAATGCGTTTGTAAACGTAACCGGGAATAGAATTAATGCTAATACAGGTACAGTAGGTTTAGTAGGTAATGCTAATATAAGTGTTACTGGCAATAGACTTAATTTTACAATTGGTAATGTAACTATTATTGAAGGTACAGGTGTAAATGTATCAGCTACAGGTAGCCGTATCAACGTATCTAGTGGTGATCCAACTATTGTTGCAAAAGCAACATTAGCTCTAACAGGATCAAGGGTAAACTTAAATACAGGAACACCTACATTTGCATCTATATATTCCGTAACAGGATCTAGAATAAATACAAGTACGGGTAGTCCAACCATAGTTGGTAAAGCGACTGTATTACCAAATGGATCACAAGTAAATTTTGGTACAGGAACTGTTACTATATCTGCCGATGCAAACTTATCTGTTACAGGAAACAGAGTCGATGTATCTGTAGGAAACGTTACAACTAAAGCAAACGCAACTGTAACTGTTACTACAAACAGACAAAATATTTCAACAGGAACTGTAACCATTGTAGCAAAAGCAACAGTGACACCAGATGGTAGTAGAATAAATGTTGCAGATGGTTCTGTATTAATTAAAAAATGGGATGGTATTGTACCAGGAGCTAGTATGACTTGGAGTCCAGTACAGACATCGTT